ACAAAAGTATGCAAAGAATATGATATTAAATATTATAATATCAAGCTTCTTTAGCCATACTTCCTCATTTAATGACTGAGCTTAGTTCCAGTGATTTTCAACCACAAGGATAAAGTGCGGGACGTCACTCCCTAGTGCCCTGGAGACGGCTTGTCATTGGATTCCAGGAACTCCAATGCTTTCCCATAAGAAACCGTATCACCGCCAGGAAAATCGAGAGGGTTTATCCTCCTTCTTCTTTTCCTTTTCGACGCGCTCTCTCCAGCCCGGAGCACGCAATGAACCAGTTTCTTTTGCCTCTTCCAGATCAGAGGATGGCTGGTTGACCAGAGTTTTAACGAGTTGTCTTTCTCGATCAAGGCGTCTTCTACCCCATCGTTTCGACGCCGGGCTCGGACCCTGTTGTTCGTTCACCTCGTCAATATTAACGCTTATAGAGCCTAGCTCACATATCTTCTCCGTATAAGCACCATAGGAGACAATATAATTGTACTCCGATGCCTTCTGGATCCATGGAGCATATAGCAACCATTTTGCGTTATCCGAATCGGCACTGAGTCTAAATGAACAAACAATGTCACACTCTACAGCCCTGTCCTGTTTGAAGCTACAATCATTCAGGCGGGTATCAGGGTGTCCGCCCACAAAAGCAGTTGAGCTCTGGTATTTCGTTATAGAAACACCAACATACTCGCTCACCAACCAGCCACTATCACTAGTGCTATAAGCTATTAAGCCTTCCCAGCTCCCATCTGCCTTTCCGCCGATAGATTTAACGGCCTGGAAACCCTCACACTCGATGTAAACATCGAACTCTCCCTTTTCAATGGGAAAGACTATGTAAGGTTGCGCATGTACACGATCGTTCGTACTATACCCAGCGCGCAGATGGACTGTTGACCAATTTTCGTCCTCAAATTTATAGAGGTCGATTGTTGAAAGTGCACGCACTTCCACATCTCGGTCATTTTCAGCAGACGACACACTTACACTAGGGATACCTTCGTATCCCCAGAAGCGACATCTCGCCGGTGTCGGAGCTGGTGGTTGGGGTGGGGGCTCCGGAGAAGGTTCCGGAGATGGTGGACTGGGGGGGTCCGCGTCTACCTATTTGGGCAGTCGCGTTTCCAGGCGAAAGAAACATAATAGATCCCCTCCGAGGGTAGAATCTCCATTCCCCTGGTAGGCAAGGCGGAATTGGTCCTCGTTAGAGGAGTTATACATTCTACCGTCACCGCCGAGATCTCGGGCGGTGAACACTCGCTGCCCCGAACTGGTCAACTTAAATGAGATAGCCCGGTTGTCCAGAGCGGTCAGGCTTGTACCTAGGCCAATTTGAATGGCCATGGAACCTGCGGCAGTCGAAGAAGCCTGCGCCTTCCACTGTACTCTCAACTGGGTTATTTTATACTCAGAGAAGGCCTTTAGGATACCACCACCCAAAGATGGGGTTTGTCCAGAAGGACCAAAAGTGAGATAACCCTTGTCGTTGCATTTAAGCCCATACAAGTGGTAAGGACGCATCTCTCCGGTTGATCTATTAACCGCACGCCGCCGACGAGCGGGGGCGTTGCGTCTTCGGGAACGTGTGGGGTTGTTGCCCATCACCACGACCCTATTCGGTGCCTGTCTTCTTCGCATTCTGCGTGGACGATTTCTTCGTCTTTGATTGCGACTCACCATAGATACGCCGTAATTATTTATAGATTTTATCTCTAGCCAGGTCCAGCATTACGGCGTTCCAAGACCATGTCAATTCATGGTCCCCTTTCGGGGGGCATCCCTCTTCAAAGGGTGGTAACCTTCTACCACCCGTCCCCTAATATGCCAATAGCGGTGCGGAACTCTTCCCAAAATTCCGCTGGCATATGCCTCATCTCCTCAGAGATTGACTGGAAGGCCTGCAGCCATTGTATCCTTGCCTCTTGAACAGGACTTATCGGAGACACTCCAGAAAGGAGACCGAAGATCATCTTATGAATATTCTTCGGCACGACTACAGAGGGCGCCTTAAAGATGTGAGAACAAAAGTCGAACTCTTCAGCACGCTCACATATTAAACCCAGTAAGGCATACTGGGACAAGTCAGAATCAACTGACTCCAACGCGTCGTCACCCATTGTGACGGCCCACGAAGCTCCGGCGTAGAGTGACGCCATATACCTCATCCGAGAATTCGTTGAGGAAGTATTAAAACTCCCACTTTTCTGGATTCCCGGTTCGAGCTGGGCAACCATCATTCCATTTGACAGAACAAGTACGCTCTGCCCTAGGCATCGAAGCCACTCGGACCTCATCTTAATGAGGTCGTCGGAACAGTCGATGGTCAACTCGTTGCGGACTGCAAGATCATCCTCCAACAACCACATTGGAACACTCCAGTCAAATCCCGAGCAGTCAGTTGGGATTAAGTGTTCCGACCAGTTATTCACTAGGTCTTCGGGGGTGGTGTGGGCAAGATAGGCTATGCTCTTCGTAAACTCCAGAACTTGACTATCCTTTGAGAATCCAAGCCCCGGCTTGGAAGGAATGTACATGTACATGTCAAGCTCTGCCTGGTTTTGTTCCTGGAAGAGCATCCGGGCGACCAACTGATCCGCCAAGGATACTGAAGCAATTAAACGAAATCGCTTCTGCTCAATCTTAGCACGTTTGTGAGGTTCGAGTTTCACAAACAGGCGGATAGGGTCACAAAGGCCGTCTTGCACGGCCTGAACTGGGTTGCGAAATGACCCCGAACGAAGTCTACCCAAACGGGCCCAGACTAGGTCAAACAACGCCTCAAAAGAGGCATCATCGTAGCACCAGTCGCTGTGAGTTGTTCTATTATAGAACGCAGCGAAAGGAAGACCACTTCCAGAATCTGGTTTCAGACTTCGGACAGCTTCACAGAAATAGAATCGAGCATCAGCCCGATTCATTGTGCGTGTCCAACGGGGAGCATGGCGTCGTGTGACACCATATGCAACACAGGTGCGCTGTATAACACTCCAACGCGCGGCTTTGCTTGGAGTTAGGGCTTTTGTTTGAGCAGCCGCCCGTTTGGCTGCTTGGTACCGCAAAGAGCTCAGTTCGGCCTCTGCACCTGTGTCTGGCCAGCCATAGCTTTCCTGACAGGCTTGTAAGAGCGTTGAGGCCTGAGCTCGATGGAATCCCCATTCTGAGAGTTCTTTGGTGGGGCTTTTCCATTTTGTAAAGTCACAGGAGCCGACTTTACAGAATCCAAGAAGGTTAACCCTTCGCTCGTCATTATATAGGGGCGTCCCCCCGTTTGAGCGTTCGTCGGGTTGATGGGGGCGCTCGTATTGCGCCATTTGTTCCCACGCCTTCTCGGAGGAACCACATAGCTCTGGGAGCCAGTGGTAGAAGCCGTCGAAGAGGACTTCGAGGCTAGTTGTGCCTTGGGCACACTCCTCCTTGGCCGAACCTTCACGAGCTCGGCCAATTTCTTGTCCACCAGTTTGGATACCTCTTCCATTTTCATGGGCAGAGGTTCTTTCACTGCAAGAGGTGGAACTTTCTTTCCCTTTCGGGAGTTTCTCCTCCTTCGGTTTTCCGCGGCACGTTTGGCCGCTGCTTCCTCGGGACTCATCTGAGCGAACCTTTCGGCGCGCTTCGACTTTCCCGGCAGCTTTGGAACCGCCTTGGTGGAGGGAATTTTGGATTCCTTGGGTTGGGGTACCGGGCAGGCAACGGCACCAACAACAATCCTCGTTTCCGAGGTGGAGGCACCGTCCTGCCGCTTTTGTTTTCCCAGAGCGTACTGGGGCTCGCAGTTTAAAGGCTGCTGATACTTGGATTTAGTATCAGCGATGGGGCGCAAGCATTCCCGCTCATCCTCTTCGTCATCTAGCCAATCACTCCATGGCTGCTTCCCTTTTACGGCATCCCTGCCGACCTGCTTCATATGATCGAGGAACTCAGCCTCCTTGAGCAGGGCTATGGAAGTCTTACCGATGACGGTCTTATAATGTTGGCCCTCGAACTCTAAGTCTCGGACCACCCCCTCGTCAATTTCCTTCTCAAGATCCTCGACTAAGTCGAAAATCTTATCATCCTCATACAAGGACTCAGTAGTCTTGACTTGGGGCTTGAAAACCTCAGTATCAGGGACAGAAAACCCCCTGATAGGAAGAACAACCGTGGCCATATTCTCCGGTCTCTTCTCACCATAATGGCCAATATGCATGGCACAAATACGGTGTTTTGTGTCGAAGAGGGGAAGTCCGGAGTCCCCAGGAAGTGTCTGGGAAACAACGGCCAAGAAACCATCCTCCGCCCCTTTTACATTGGCTGATTGGACTTTCCACTGTCCATCTCTTTCGAAATAGAGAGAGTGGAATCCCAGCCGGGCGAAGTTTGCAGTAAGTAGGAGTCGGGGTTTTACTCCTAATACAACCCTATAATTTGGGGGTCCTTTCAAAATTAGGACATCCCCTTCCACATCACGGTACACAACCGTGAATGCATCCTTGGATAGGGCGAGGTTGTTGCCCATAAACATGTGGGCGTCTTCATAAACGTGGATGGGAACCATTATCCCATCCGTACCTCCCATGAGTTTTACACAGGAAAAGTACCCGATCTGAATGTTATTAGCATTCAGAACCTTTCCTATAACCCCTTTCGGGGGTACAGCGGGGAGACATACTTGCCTGGCTTGCCCCTCCAATGACACGGACCGCTCACGATTAACGAATCTAAGCCTCGGGTCCGCTACCGGCGTTTCCACCGATGGAGTCATCATCATCAGAATCCCCAAAATCTTCTTCATCAGTATTATGGGGAGCAGGGGGATTCTCAATATCACCCTCACCATCATCAGAGAACCAACCAAGATCCTCCTCGTCATCATGGACGTGAAGGTGAGCCAAAAGATCAGCAAATTCTTGGTCCAGTTCAGCAAAAGAGTGGGCAAGATACTCGCCACCCTCAGGAATTTCAGGCCAAGGGAGGGTAATATGTAAACCGGGGCTAAAATTATCTGTATCATAGCCCGACAGATACGGTTCTCGTAGGCAAAAGAGCCTAGTGAGAGAACAATCATCCATATAGCGGTTCGGAGGGGGTTGATCCGTGCCAACTGCCATAGTGCTGATGCTAGTAAAAGCATCCACGATAAGATTGCGTTTTCCAAGCACTTGGCTGTGAGGAGTAACGCCTCCGTCAGGCAGTACACGGAGTATGCTGGCAACATTCGTATGGGTTCCAAGCAACCCAACAATAAGCTCATGCCAGCAAGCCCATTTCTCTTCCACCCAGACAGTGTGTTCTGGGCCGTCACCAGGTAACTGAAGCTCAGGCGCAACGTAACCCTGACAGTGGTATTCTGCCTTGCCACTTGCAGCCATGAGCCAACATGGAAGAGAGGTGAATAGCGCACAGTGAGTGAGGGGGATCGCCCTACGTCCGTCATCCCGCCAGTAAGATTGGGGGATGATAAGCCCGATTCGAGCGGCACAAATTCTAAAGTACCACAAGAAATCGGGAGGCCCAACGATGTTGAACCCGCGTGGCAAAGTGAGGGCCTCAAGCGAGACCCCGCCACGCCTCCCGCAGCTACGAGGGTGACCCCATAGCAAAGCAAGAGCACATAATAGGACGTAGGGAAGCGCCACGCAAGTTGGTTCCTCGCATGGCGTTCCCTCCTGTGTAGGACAGCCCATCCCAACATAATTAATGAGAGCAAGTAAGCTAGCTCCCAACCAGTTAGAAGAGTGGATAGGCTGAAAGTAGTCGTAGGGGATGACATGGTAGCAAGGCATTCCTTGATCATTCTACCACAGCAGAAGCAGTCTTTCGATCTCTAGGAGTATAGGAGAAACCGAGAGTCCGAAGATGTAAGACCACAAAAGAGTGCCGAAAGCGTATGCGATAGTCAACAGAACAAGCTGGACAGTCAACGAAATCAAGGCACAAAACATACGACTTATATAAGCTCAAAGAAGGAAGCGTAAACGCACTTTTCTTTTATAGCTTATAT